TGCATCTGCGATTCTGCCTTTTGGCCATAATACGCATTCCGCTGCTCAGTAAACTCCACAGGTGTTTTGAAAAGCAACAAGCCACCGACTTCAATGCTGTCTGGGTAGTGGGTTTGGCCACTACTAAACAAACGCACCTCAGGGTGATCTGATGCTTTAACGGGTTCCCAGCCCTCTCGCAATTTGCTAGAAACGTTAAGGGCGTCAGCCTTGCCAAGCGTGGCAATCCGAATCCAGCGATAAGCGTAGCCTTCTTCCGGTGAGGGATTGGGCAAAAGCTGGGGTGGCATCCATTGTTTTGGACGCTCGGTTGAATCACGCATTTGAAGAGCACGAGGCTCTCGGTTATCAAGTTCTGTTTTAGCCATTTTCATTTCCTCATTTCTGCCGCAACTGCACGGGCGTACTGCTCATTCGTCAGTCCCAACCGCTTAGCGAGTTCCACCTGCGTTTTCGTCAGCACGATCTTTTTAGGCGCTGTGCTGCGAGTTGCTGGTGCAACATTATTTGATGTTCTCGACGGAGTTTGCGCATCCGCCTGTTTTCCAGACTCAAACTGATCCGAAAAACGCTCCCTAATGTCACTGTTGATACGTCTGTAGTATTCATCAGTGCCAGCCGGGATGCCCTCGTTTATCAAATCCTCATGAAGGCCAAGAGCGTAAGCCGTCATTCGCTTGTTTTCTCCAAACCACTGATTCTCGTCTTTCCAAGAAATCAGCTTAGGATCAACACGCGGTTCTTGATAAACTTGTTGTCGTGTTTGTACAGCATTTTCTTCCTCCTGTAAAGGAGCGGGTCGGAAGCTGTTAATTTTGTCTGCCTTGAGTTTGACAGAGGTCATTTCCTCTTGAGCAGAAACCAGTGCATCAGAATCACCAGACTCATACGCACTCTTGTATTTCCGGCGGGCCTCTTCCATGTCGCTGGCAACACTGCGTTTGGCCTGCTCAAGCAAAGCATTCTGATTGGTACTCAGGGAGCCTTTGAGCCGCTTGTTTTCTTCAACAATCTGCTGGGCCAGCCTGAAAGCTTCGTCCTTTTCTCTCAAGGCGGTTTCTTTGGCTCGACGCTCCTCGTGGTAGCCCTTGGTGAAGTGCTGAATGCGCTTGCGCACACCCTCGTCGTACTTGGACAGCTCTTCATCGGTGACATCCTTGGGGGCTTCGTCCATGGGCTTGCGGCCACGGTCCTGCTCCGGGGTGTCATCAACGACTTCAACTTCCGGCTCTGCCTCTTCAACTTTAGCCCGAGATTTTTTATCTTCCACCTCGTCGGGGAATGTAAATTCAGTTTTGTCTAGTTCAGCCATAGTGCCTCCTTAAACGCGCTGGACGCCGCGAGGGTCATCGATAACTGCCTCAACAGAATCATCATTAATGATTCGCCACTCGGTTCCGTGAATCTTCATTCTCGTTCCGGTGTTTGGGCGCACGATAATAAAATCACCAACCGCGCAGCTTGGGCCGCTCGGGAAACGTTTCTCATCTTTAAATGCATCCGGCCCAATCTTCGCCACAAATAATACGGGTGACAGCAGTTCTTCATACTGCATTGTCTGGCTGGCTTTAAGCAGGCCACCCTCGTATTCTTCTTTGGCTTCTGGAAGCATGCACAGAAGATGGTAAGTGGCGGGATTTGGAATCTGTTTGGCTTTATCCTCAACGGGTTTGTTGAGAACGCCAGACAGATCAACCGCCTGAACATCAAAGTTAGTCGTCATTGTCGTCTTTCAGTTTACGCACGAGGTCGCCAATTTCACGCTGTGCGGTCTGGAGACCTCGGATGACCCCGCACAACTCCCGGTATTGGGCATAATCTTTCGACTGCCCAACTACCAAAGCCTCTGAATGACTTTTGACTTGATCCTCAATTCGCTTATTGAGAATCTCAAATATTTTGGTGTCCATTTTCCCTCTTAGTTCTCCGACGATTTAGCAGCCGGTTTGTTTAAACGTTCCATTAGCTTGGTCTGCATCTTGACGGATGCTTCCTGCTGCTTCTGGGCCATCTTTTGGTCGAACTCCTGTTGACGCTGAGCCATTTCCTGCTCATGCATCTGGCGTTCCATAAACATTTCTTGCTGCATCTTGGCGGCGGCAATCTCTGGGTTTTCACCTTGACGGCTTGCCATCTCTTGGGCTTTGAGTTGCATCTCCTGCCCTCTGATGGCCAGTTCTCCTTGCACCTTCTGGGCTTTGGTCTGAGCGTCCTGCATCTTGATCTGCAACTCTTGCTGCTGCATCTGCACGATGGGGTCTTGCTGTTGTTGCTGGGCTTGCTTCTGAGCTGCCTCACCTTGGTGAATCTGGGTGAGCTGCTGAGCTGCTTGAGCGACAAGCTTGGCCAACTGAACCTCCACCTGCTCCGGCAACTCTGCGTTGGGTGTTGGCAGACTTGCGCCAAGGCGCTCTTCGATTTGGTTGCGGTACTGGAATGCAACATGCTCCGCGATGTGGGCCATGATTGACGCCTGCATCTGCTGGGCCATAGGGTTTTGTCCCATCTGGCCCATGACCATGGGGTCTTGCATCATGGATGAGTGGACGGCAATGTGGGCGTCGTGGTCTTGGTAGATGAACGCCTTGGTGGGTTTGCCTGTCAAGAAGGCCATGTTCTCGCTGATTGGGTCGCGGGGCTTCATGTCATCTGCGATGGGTACAAGCTTGTCGGCGTTGCGGATACCCAAGACTTCAATCATCTGGCGGTGCAACTGCGGTAGGTCGTAAATCTGAGGAGCGCTCTGAGCCAACTGAATCACAGCTTGGTACTGCATGATCCGCTGGGCCATGGTCGCGCTGTTGGGGTCCGACACTGGAATCACTTCCACTATGTCGTAGTCTTCCCGTTTAGCCCGTGGGTCTCCACCATTGGGGACGTACTCGTAGTCACCCGGGGTGTTGTTGCGGATGATCTCTTTCAGGAGCTTGAACTCCTGCTTCATGGAAAAATGAACCCGGGCCTGTACCGCGCTCATGGTTTTGAGTTGACGCTCAAGAAGAGCCAGAGTTGTGCCGACCGGGGCGTTGGCGCTCATGTCGCTGATGTTCATATCAGCAATCGAACCAAGGCGGCGACCCTCCTCTGTGATGCGTTCCAGCAACAAAGCTAGAACTTGGCTTGGCTCTTTGTAAGGCAGGGGCATGATGTTGTCACGCACAGTGCCGGAAGGAACATCCACATCACGGAACTCACCCGGAGCGATTGGGGTGTCATCCCCCTTAATGCGCAGACCTCGGGACTTCAAGCCACCGGGCAGGTTGGACAACGTACCTGCGTCCACCAACTGGCGGATCAAAGATGTTCCAGCCCGGGCGTAGCCGCCAATCAGGTGGATGTAACCAAAGCCATAAGCGCCGAATCCGGGCACGTAGTCATATTGGACAAAGTGCTGACGCTTGAGTTTCTTCTCGTCGTCCTCCTTCCAATTTCGGTACACAGACAAAACTTTGTTGGTTCCCTTGTCGATGGTCACGATGTAAGGAAGGGCGATGCCATCCTCATCCTCGTACCCGGGCATGTCGTAGTCCACCTGAATCTCAAGGAACTGGTAACGGTCGTCATCAGATACGGAGTAGCCCTGCTCTTCGGCCTTCTTCTTCTCCACATCGTTGTGCATGATGACTGGCTCACCCAGCTCAACATCACGATAAAAACCTGCGACCTGAAGCTTGCGGAAATCGTTTTTGGTCTTGCGCATCACATGGGTGACACGCTCTGCGGTACGAGCGCCAGATGAACCATAGGGGATGATCACATCCTCTGCGGGGCAGAAGATTGATGTTTGACGGCCCAAGCTGGGGTCTAGGTAGACCTTCTTAAAAGCTGCGCCAGCCAGACCCAAGTTGAAAAGCATGCGCTCATGCTCTGGGCGGTACTCAGGCATTCCGTCAACCAACTGGAAGTTCATGTCGGTGCGAACACGCTCCGCAGCCTCTTCCTTCAGTTTGTCGATTGCGCCAATGATCTGCGTCTTGACGGGACCTTGGGCAGGGAATGTCTCAATGATGGTCTCGGACTGAAAGCGAACTGCGGCTTCAGTCAGGAGGGTGGAGAAGACCCCGCAGGCTCCCGTCCAAGGTTCGGTGCGCTCTTCATACTTCATGCCCAGAACCTCAAGGCCCTTGACATACATCTCTACCCACTCTTTGCGGGAGGATATGTCTGACTCCACCTCCCCAACCAAATCAGAGCCCATCTTCTCAAGCTCACCCTCGTCCATGTATTCAGCCAAGTTGGCATCAAACGGGATGCTTTCCTCTTCCGGCATCAGGTCAATCATCATTCCATCGATGCCAATTTGGACATCATCAGGGTTGTCAATCATGATCTCGATTGCTGGGGTGTCATCTTGAACGATGTCCTCAAAATCAATACCCAACGGGGCGGGGGAGATAGACGAAACCATGCTGCTCGTTGCCATGTCAATCCTTAATAGAAGGCGGTTTTGCGCCGGAAATAACGCTGCTCTTCGGGTTCATCAGACTCAATCTGAATGAAACCACCCCTTCTGAAACGAAGCAAAGCTTGGCTTGATGAGTCAACAAGGTCGTCATGCTCCCCGTTAGGGAATGCGGCCAACTCCTCCATCAACTCATCTGCCCATCGGGTTTCAGGGCACCAAACAACTCCGGAAGCAAAGAGGTCCGAGATTGCGTTTACACGCGCAATCTTATCGCTTCCTTTGCCCGGTGTGTACTCCTCCAGCAAGATTCCTGTCTGGCGAAGCTCATAAATCAACGGAGCGCCTGCGGCTTTCTTCTCCACAATCAAGGTATCCGGCTCCCACTCCTTGTACATCTCAAAAGCTTTTTGCTTGAGCTCAGGAAACTCCATACGGGCTTTAAACGCATCCAGACAAATGATGTTGGTTTTCAAATTACCCATACTGTCGGGGTGATTAAACACTCCCCATGTGGTACATGCTGAATAATCTGCCCTGTTTGATTTTTCAAAGGCAGTATCCCAGCTTTGAATGATGTAATCACACTGCGGGGCGGTGTCTGATTCCCAAACCCGCCAATGTTCCCGCTTAATAATCGCGCCTTCTTCGGATGCTGGGTTTTGTTGGTACTGCGCTTCCCATTTAGAGACGGGAATCTCAGCCTTAATGGCTTCTAATTCCGTTTTCTTCCAAAATCCGGGCCATAATGGAGTTCCAGAAGGCAAAATAGCGGGAAATTCAATCACTTCCCAGTTATCTACACCCTCTTTTGAGGCATGTTTGAGAATCTGCCCAGTTAAATCTCTCTTAGACCACCGGGTCATCACAATAATGATGGCTCCACCGGGCTGTAAACGCTGGCGAGGGCCTGATGTGTACCATTCATACACATTATCAAAGACTGCGGGGTTACCCTGCTTGGCTTCCTGCTCAGAATGCGGGTCATCGATGATTAAAAGGTCGGCTCCTTTACCCGTTACCGCGCCTCCAACACCAATAGCAAAATAATCACCGCCTGCATGGGTGTTCCACCGTCCTGCGGCTTTTGAATCAGAAGAGAGTTTGGTGTCAAACACCCGGGAGAAGGCCTCAGAGGAGACCAAGTTCCTCACCTTCCGGCCAAAACCCACAGCAAGCTCTGCGGTGTGAGCTGTCTGAATGATCTTTTTCTCCGGGAACTTCCCCAGAAACCAAGCCGGGAGAAGAAACGAAGCAAACTCAGACTTGGTGTGCCGGGGAGGCATGTTGATGATGAGTCTCTTCAACTCCCCCTTGGCCACTCGCTCAAAAGCATTGGCCATGATCTGGTGGTGCTTGCCCGAAATAAACCCGGGCCACATGTGTGCTGCGTAGTAGATGAACGACTCTTTGCACTTCTCCACCCTGTCGTACTCAAGCAGCATCATGATCTTGGCACGCTCAAGCTCATCCACAAGAGGGATGAGAGCCCGGTAGTCTTCGACCTCTCTACGGGTCATCATAGCGAAGCAACTTCCCGAACACTGCGATCAATCACCCGGATAGAGTTGAACTGATACGGCTTCACCGCAACCAATCCCTCATCCTTCAATATATGGATGATCCGGTGAATGTTGGACTTGCTCTTCAATCCCAGTCCCCGGGCAATCACGGAATACGACGGCGCTACACCATGAATCTTGATGTACGCCTTTATAAAATCCAGAACTAGCTTGTGTTTCTCTTGCATGTGTTTAAACGCTTGATACCCCAGATACCCCTGATACCCCACGTTGCGAAAGCTTCAACAACGTGATTGCTGCCGAGAGTTTAAACGCAAAAACGAACGTTCGCAATAGCATTCTAAAATTTATATATACCCCCCGGGGGTGGGGAATGCGGATTGATGGGGGGTGTATGGAATGTGATGGGATGTGTGGATTACAGCGTAAGCGGGAGCGGGGCCGTCGGACGCCACAAGTGGTGGTGGGGGGCCGGTGGGGTCGCTCCCCCAGCGTTTACACGCATCGCCCCCAGCGCCACAGGTGATAGTTCCCCCTGATGACCGTAGCCCTCCCTGCGTTTACACGGCCTTGGCCCTCAGTGGCTTCACGTTGTCCAACAGCTTGAGATGCCCTGAGAGTTCCTTCCTCAGTTGCTCTGCACTCACCTTCTCTACCGTCTCAGCACCCTGTGGTTGGAACATTCCAGCGGCTCTGCCCATGAGTTCCAAGGCCTTTAAACGGGAGCCTTCCTGCTTGCCTCCCTTGCTGAGTGCCAGTAACTCTTTCAGCACATAGCGTTTCGTTGCACTGACATCCTCTGCTAAGACCTCCACCGTCTCACCCCAAGCTTCCTGTAGTGTTTTCTGTATCCGTTCATCTCTGCTCAGTCTGTATGCACTACTGGTGATAACCTGATCACTGCCCTTGGCGTTGGGGTATGCATCCCTGTAGGCTTGTCTCATGGTCTTCCCAATGATCATGCCCTTTGTGAATTCCATTTGTGGGCCTGTCAATGGCTTGGGTCTGTTGTATGCATCTGCCCCCTTTGGCTTTCCATCTGCCCTTAGTGGCGGTGCATCTGCATGAGCGGCTAACCGTTCCGCTTCGCTCCAACCTGCCTCATCCTCCCAGCCCTCGCCGTCATTTATGTCCACTGCCTCGAGTGCCTCCAGCAGTTCGTTTTTGCTGGCCCGTCCCGGCTTTTGTGTTTCGCTCATGTCATATCCTCTGTGATTTCATACAGTCTGTTTAAACATACAGCACCGTTCGCAGGGCAGATGCTACCAGAGACCTTCCGGTGTGTACAGGCTACCCATGTATCACCCTCTCCCTGATCGTTCGTTTAAACCATTGGTGCAATGATTAAGTACTCAACAAGTTATCCACAGTATCCACAGATGCCTGTTGATAAGTCCGAGTTATCCACAGGCTGTGCATAAGTTCTTGTTAACTTTCGTATTGCACACCGGCATTGCTGGCGCTGTTTACACGTTACCCATACCTACCCCGCCTGATGCCCTTCCAGCGCCTTGTAGAACCTCTCATTGGACTGTCTCCCAGTACTGATGACCCCCTCTAATAAGAGCACTTGATTCCCTGTCCACCTACTGATCTGGAGTACCCATCACCGCCCCGTGGACTAATAACCCTACGGTTCACTCAGGTATGGTTTGACACGGTTTAAACGCTAGTGATATGATTCAGCCATGCACTAGCAATAGTGGACGGTGATCTCACCAGTGACCTCGCCCCGGCAGTCTGTCACACCCCCCACTCGGTCAATGTGGGCGTGAACGTGCCACGCTAAGTACGGTCTGTAGAGGTCTCGGTGGCAACACCCCCCAGCAATGGGTGCAACACAGACAGGGAGGCTTAGGCCTTTAAAAATGCCCTGTACCTGTCCACTGAGACGGTAGATAAAACTCTGACATAGATGAAACCGTGATGCCCATTCTGTGGGCATTGCAGTGCCATCTTGCACTTAACCGGGAAACATCATGTTCTACGCAAAACCCTCCATCGACTGTGAAGTGTCTGTTGTTGCTTACAACGGGCGCAGTGTCCGCACCGCCCGTACCGAGGCCGTGATTGACGGTCTGATTGTGAAGATCACCGCCAAATACGTTCACATCAAAGCATACCGGGATGGCAAAACTTGGATTGCCCCTCGCCATC